GCGCACTTGGAGGTCGGACACCTGTGCGTGATAGCTATCAGTAAGAGCCTGCAACGGCAGCACCGAGAGGGCCAAAGTCTGCGCGGAACAGAACGGCGGTCACGCCGCTCACTGCACCAGCCGTATCGCCGGTGCCAGTCTTGCCGATGTGGTAATACGCACCGGGGCGAACCTTCTTCTCGCCGGGGGTATAGCTTCCAGCCATATTATTTGACCTCCTTGCTCATAAAGGCTGCCACGATCTCCTTTGCCTTGGAGAGAGGGCAGCTCTTGATATTTGCGGACTTCATGGCAGCTTCAACGCACTCTTTCCGTGCGCCAAACAGTGCCATGGAATTCGCTGCGAACTCGCTGACGGTGTACTCGGCCTCAGCAGGGGCCTGCACGGTGTCAGCAGCAGCGTTTTTCGTTGCCATAGGTCATACCTCCTAGTAATTGATATTGGGGTGTCTAAGCGGGTAGCCGACCGCCTTGTAGCGGAGCAGACCATATCGCCCGGTGACGAAAATCTGTCCGTCCTTCAGGTAGTCGGATTTGAGGTTTGCAGTCAGCCTCTCCATGAACATCGGGGAATCATCCAGCATAGTGACTTCGCCATCGAGGGAGAGGCTGTTGAAAACAGCAGCGGCCATTTTCAGCCGGGTGGAGCTATCAGGGCAGAGCAGGGAGATTGCAATCTTCCCGTTCGTCCAGACGCAGTTGTTGGTTTCCTCCAGCTTCTCGATTTCGGTCAAGCGGCAATAAAATACCGGGGCTTCTTTGGAAGCCTCGGTTTCATCTGCCATGTGGTCAACTCCCACAACAATGCTGTCCGGGTACAGATTTTTGATATACCGGGCCATTGCCATAATGGGGTCAGGGTCGGTCGTTTCTTGCAGCGGATACTCCATGATGTCGAAGCGGATTTCAGAGCCAATGAGAAGTTCGTTCTTCTCTTCGGTCATCGAGAAGCCCTCAGTCCGCGCCCATGCAAAGGCGTACAGAGTGCCGTTGTCATCCTTGAGCAGGACATCTTTCAGGGCCTTCTTGACAGCCGGTTCGATAAGCTCAGGCACCGCCTCAGAATCGTTCCGGCAAATCAGGGCCACAGAAAGAGTGCCAGCACTCTTGCGCTCCCCATCGGCCTGCATATCAAAATTGAACACAGCCCGCGGGTACTGCGTGGCGCGGCCCCATCCGGATTCCCGGTCTCCCGGTGCTTCAGGAGTGAAGATAGCAGGCTGCCCGGCGTACCGTGTAAGGTATTTGGTGAGGTTTTTGGCCTCAGACAGCCGCTTGTAAATCAGCTCTTCAAGATTCATTGTTTGACCTCCGCAGCTTTCAGTTCGTTCACCTCGGACAGGTCAGCAGACCAGCGAACGTCCCACTCGCCGCGCTCCACCTCGGAAACAGGGATGGCAAAGTGGTTGATGACATTCCCAATGCCGGGGTGGAACATAGCAATGATGGTGGTATTAGTTACAGCAGTAACGACACCGGTGCGGCCCTTCTCCCAAGAGGCGTGTTTCGCATAGAGGGCGTAGCCCATCTTTACGGCCTCAGTATCGAACCGGGCGCGGGTTTCTTTGATGATAAGCTCCATCGGCTTCCTCCATTTTACTCATATTTCTCGCTGTAAATCCGCTTTATCTCAGGGGCGGCCTTGTCCACGATTTCCTGCTGGAACGGGCGGGCCGCCATGTGGCGAGTGCCATTTTCGAGATATACAGAATACTTCTCCTGACTTTCCAGAACGGCAGAAACGCGGATGCCGGAACCAGAAGAGGCACTTTCGACAGTGCCGTTCCAGTTCGTTCGCAGCATACCAGTCCGGCGGGCAGGAGGTTCACCGGGGGCAGATGCCGTATACCGAGCTTTGCTGTGAGGCTTGCGATATACACGGCCAGAACGCTGACCTCTCAGCACTTCCAGCTCAGCATTACGGAGGGCATTCGTGGCACGGACACCCCTTGAGGCCACTTCCTGATTGAGCTTCTGCACCGTTTCGTCAACGGCAATCTTCAGCTTGCCGGGAGCTTTCTTCGGGGCGGTCATTTTACGTCCGTCCTTTCCTCTGCATAGTAGATGGTGGCTATGCCAAGAGAACAGGCCGGGTCAATATCCACGATGTAGAAAAGCCTGTCACCAAGGATGAGCCTGTCCGTCCTCTCGGCCTGCTGGCCACCGCTCTGCACAATGATGTGAGTAACAATATGGTCAGCAGTTCCATGCGCCCTGTCGGCCTCCGTAGCCGTTGTCAGGAAGCCTTTCAGGAACTCCGTTCCGTCCCCGTCATACTGCACAGTCGGGCGACCATTTTTCAAGCCGCCCTTACCGCGCTCTATGACAAAGGATTTCGGGAGGTTTCCGGGCCTCAGGTACATAAACCGTGCGTTAATCATGGTGTCTGTGCCTCCAGACGTTCCCGGTGCGGTCATTCTCCATCATGCCGGTGTAGAAGTACGGCGGCTTCTTGCAGCAGTCAGGCGGCTGCGGAACGGACGCTGCACCCAGAGACACCTCTTTTTTGAGGTCTTTGTACATCTCTTTCCAGAGCTTCGCTCGCTCTTGGAGGTACAACGTCAGCGGGCCGGTCTTGGTGTTCACCTCATAGCTGAAACGGTGCGCCAGACTTTCCAGCAGCATCAGTTTGGCCCTTTTCCACGATTTCGGGTAAGCAGAGATGGCGGCCTCAATTTCCTCATCGGTCAGGGCCGTGGTGTCAGGGCCTCCCTCTGTGGCAGTATCGCCCAGCTCAAACCGCATCCTGTCCTTGCCATACTCAGCAATGGCAGAGGGGTCGTAATTGTAGCTTTTTGCCATACAGTGCGCTCCTTGTCAGCTCATCATGCCTTGTCAGGCGGGTGGGAGGCCGCAGAGCCGCCATTTGCATCTTCAGAGGGATGCAGGGCAGCCGCGCGAGCCTTTGCCGCTGCGCGGACGCTTTTGCGGCTGTCCGTGGCGTGGATAAGGATAAGAACATTCTCGTCCTCAACATCCTGCACCATGGCAGCAGCCTCGTCAGCCGTGGACTGCTGGAGGGCAAAAATAAAGGCTGCACCATCCACAGGGATGGGAACAGCCAAATCATCATCGCCCTTGATGGGAACGTAGAGCACGCTGCCGGAGTTTTCCCCGGCGGGTGCAGCAGCTCCAGCAGCAGGCTCATCGGTCTGCTCCACGATATAGCCGCAGGAAGTCAGAGAGCGCACACGGGAGGGCAGCACAGCACCATCAGGGATTGCATCACCGGGCTGGTAGGTTACGCCACCCAGAGAAAGAGTTTTCCGGCAGATATAGCTCATGTCGGCACCTCCGTTACACGCACTTGGACAGATAGCAGGCAAGGTCGTCAGAGGTCTTGCGCATATCAGTAGACAGCAGGCCCTCGACAAACTCAGCATGGGTTGCGGGGTCGCCCTCGAAAGTGCTGATGGCCATGTAGTTGCCATTGCCCAGCATATCCCAAGTGAAGGTGTAGCCTGCGGAAGGCTCATCCAGCTGCGGGTGGTCGGTGACATAGCACATCAGTGCGCCATCGCTCTCGCAGATGAAGTCCATATCATCAGGCTGGCCCTCATCAGCCTTGTTGTGGGTGGCCATCAGGACATGGACCTCGTTGAAGCCCAGCAGCTGCGCCAGCACGTTCTCGTTGACGGTAGCAGGGTTCGGAGTGGAGCCGCCGTACTTCACGCGCTCCAGAATGTCGGGGTGAGCCTTCAGGCCCAGATACGTATCGTAGCCGAGGCACAGCTTGTTCGGGGTGCGGCGGCCAGCCAGACGGATCTCGCGCTTGCGCTCATCAAAGAAGTGCACCGGGTCGAAGTTGGCATCGGTGAACTTCAGGAACTGCTTTGCACCGGGGACGCCAGAGGAAATGCCAGTGAACTCATTGTCCCACACGCCGGTCTTGAAGAAGTTCTCGGCAAACAGGAGGTCGAGGTGCAGCAGCATCTGCTCGTTGACAAAGCGGGTGCTGGAGCGGCGCGGGTCGATAGAGGCAGGAGCACCAGAGCGGGAGTAGTCCAGTGCGCCGATCTCATCCACGCCAACCAGAATCTGATCGACCTCGCACTTGTAGGTCTTATCAGTGTGGCCGCGCTTGGCAGGCTGCACCTTGCCAAAGGCAGGCTTGCGCTGCACATTGTCGCGGGAGATGTCGCCCTTCAGGAACTCGTAGTAGAAGCCCGTAGTGGTACTCACAGGGCACATCGGGAAAATCTTGGTTGCAACGTAGTCTTTGGGGTCGGCAAAGGCTGCCATGCTCATGTTGGACAGGTAGCGGTTCGGCTTCCAGCCCTTTGCAATAGCAGCCATGATGCCGGCAGCATTGTTCATATTGTCTCTCATAAGGTTTTACCTCTCTTTCTCCGGTCAGGAAGCCTTGGGCTTGTAGCCGGACTTGGTGAGCTGAACAGAAACAACCGTGCCAGCAGCTGCGGCAGCAGACAGAGCAATGCCCACGATGAACTGGCCGTCAGTAGCCTTCACAGCCTTGCCAGCGGCATCCGTGGCCAGCTCATCACCGGCAGCAATAGTGCCGCCAGCAATCCACTTGCCAATGTCCTTGACCTGAATAGTCAGGGAACTGCCAGCATCAGCGGCAGCATCATTGGTAAACAGAGACAGGCCCAGCACATTTGCGCCAGCGGTGGGCAGGGCCAGCTTGCCTTCGCTCAGGGCCAGAGCAATGCCCTGAACGCCTTCCAGCTTCTCCTTCGCCTTGAAGGTCACGGTTGCGCTCTCATTGATGGTAGAGCCGATAAAAGTAACGTCTGCCATGTTTTAGCCCTCCTTCTCACACTCAGCACGCAGGGTGGGGTCGTTCACAAGAACTTCGTCCAGAGCCTGAGCCTTGGTGACATTCTTGGACTTCATCAGCTCCACAGCCTTCGCCTCGGCGCGCGTCCAAGCATCAGGGGCAGAGCCATTGCCATGCTTGCCGACCTCAGAGAAGACAGCAGAGGTGTTGGCCATGTTCACGGCCTCGTCCAGAACGGCCAGATAGTCGTTATAGACAGTGCCGCCGGCAGCCTTCATGGACTTCAGGACAGGGAAAAGCTCATCTTCCTTCTTGCCAATGATGGCGTACTTCTTGGCAACCTCACGCAGCTCACGGTCGAGAGAATCCTCGCGGAACTTGCGCAGAGAATCCAGCTCAGCCTTCACAGCAGGGTCAAGCTGGGCGTATGCGGGGGCTGCAGGAGCTGCCGGTGCAGCGGGAGTGGTCAGGCTCTTTGCCACATCATGAGCAGGAGCAGCAGGGGCGGCAGGGGCCGCCGCGGGCGGGGTCTGGCCCTCATCAGAGCCGTAACGCTTCTCGATAGACTCGAAAAACGCCAGCTCTGCAGGGGTCATCTTGGACTTGTCGATTTTCATGGTATCGTCTCCTTCCGGCTCATCGCCGTTGTTTTTGGCCGCAGTGTCCTTGGATACGGGGGTATCCCCAGAGTGATTGTGCTTCTCAATCTGTTCGTTGATGGCATCCACAGCAGCCTTTGCAAGAGCAACGGTTGCATCATCCACAGGGATATTCTTCAGCACGACATTGGCTACCTTGCCAGCGGACCACTGCTCTGCAAAGTTCTTTGCGGCCGCATTGAACTCGTCAAGGCTTTCCAACATCGCGGTTTTGGTCGCATCCCCATCCAGCTCGTTATCGTTCAGGATGGAACAGATAGACTGATTGAGTGCAAAGCATACATCCCAGACCTCATCGCACACCCGGCGGTTTTTCATCTCGCCGTATGCCTCGGTAAACCCGACAGAGTTTTTCTGCACATCCTGCTCAGCACTTACCGGCTCCTGCGCCACGCCAAACATCTTCACAAGGCCAGAAGAAAGCCGCTTGAAGAATCCAGTGCCCTCAGAGCTATCAGCTCCGGCACCGGGTTCAGCAGCATCATCTTTCCGTTTGAAGAGCTTGATAAAAGCGTCCGGGTTTGCGCCCTCATCTACAAAGTCAACATTCGTGACTTTCAGATGCTTCAGTTTTGTTGCCACGTTCATCCTCCTTTCTATCAGGGTGAATATAATTACAGCCGGGAGCTTTCACCCTCGGCTGGAATTATCATTGCTGTTCGACTTCCACGCGCTCAGCTTCTCCCTCAATGGAGAACATGGTGTACTCGCCGCTCTTGACCTTCTCCCACACATCGCGGTCGGTCACATGGAAGCCTATCCACCATCCGACAGGCAGGGTGCCAGGTTCGAGGCCCAGAGCCTTCTGCTTTTCTTCGGTAAAAACGCAGCTTTCCACCAGCACGGCAACATCTCCTCGCTCGTGCATCTCGCCGCCTTCACGGTACAGCTCCACGAAACGGTAGGCAGCATTTTCGAGGTCTGCCGGGTCGATCATATCTTCCTGCCAGTCCTCAATCTGCTCGCCATCCACGCGGATGGCCACGCTCGCCCAGCCAAAAGCCAGCATCCGCTCGTCATCGCTTTTTGCAATGCGGAGGCCGTGCTTTTTCTTCACGCCGCCTTCAGCGGTGGGCGTATCAGGGGGCGGCGTTGCCGCGATAAGGTCATTGAATGCAATCATCGGTGTCCTTTCTGCCAGTAGTCGGCTGGCTGTTCGACATATTCAACAGTACACCCGCAGCGAGGATGCGCCGGGGGCAGCATTTTCTGCCCGGCAAACAAGAGCCTGCCGGTATAGCTAAAGGAATCATCCATGCCGATTTCCATACCGTCCAGAGCTTCGCAAGTTTCGCACACAGCGTCATCTCCAGATGTGCACCAAACCTTTATCATGGGGCCGAGAAGCCCGTCATGCTGTGCCTGCCGAATTCCAAGGTCTGCGCCTTGGTTGAAGGAAAAGGCAAGCTCAGTCTGCGCAATGGTGGCAGCTCTGTACTTGTGGGCCTTCTCAGCATACCGGGAGGCAGATTCGAGAGCTTTTGTCCGGGCGGCCTCAGCTTTCATTCGGGGGTGGTTGTCCTTGATGGAGGTCAGCACGGTTTCGTAATATCTCACAGTAGCGGCAGACTGCTGTGCAGTCAGACCGATACATGGGCGAATCAGGCGGGCCAGCTCATCAACGGTGTGTCCCTCGGTCATCTTCTGGGCCAGCAGAGCGCGTATTGCTTCCCGCTGCACCTCAGAACTCCGGGTAACGAAAGAGGCTCCACGGCTGGCAATCCATTGCGCTGCGCCGGGGGCCTCAGTTTCAAAATAGAATTTATCGAGCTGCAGGAGGGCAGGCTGTGCCATAGCTCCAGCCGAAAGAGCTTTCATCCAGACAGCGGAAAACTCCTTGTCAACGAACGTGGAATAGTCCTGTGTGAACTCCATGAACACATCTTCGTCCAGCTCCCCCCTCAGGACAGCTTGCCGTATCTCTTTGTAAGAGAGGGCTTGCTTTTGGTCATCCCAGAGGCGGCAGAGCTTTTTGATGGGCTCATCCTGCTCGTCAACGAGGTACTTTTCCAGCTTCTTCAGCACCGCGCTCTTTTTCTTGCTGCGCCGTGGGCGGGCCTTCCAGACCTCACCGGGATGCGGAATCCTTACCAGCATTCGCAACCCTCCCCAGACGCTTTTTTGCGGCCTCGATAGCCGCCTCGTCATCCTCCAGAGCATCGCTCTGCCCGGCGGCGGTCTTGGGCGGCTCAGGCTCAGGGTTGAGCCTGCGGCCATCCAGCAGCCTTGCCTCAGCAGGCACGGTATCGGTGGTGCGCTTGGGCAGCCCACCCGTCTGGCGTACAAACTCCTCCAAAGCCTCGTCAGGGATAAGGACACCCACGCCCACCATATCTTTGATGTAGGTGGACAGCTCTTTGAGGTCAACGTCCTGAATGTCCCCGTGGGTCATCTTCGGATAGTCCGTGATGCCGGAGAACTTCTCGCCGTTGATGTCAATCAGGCCCGGAATACCGTGCGCGTTGAACTCTTCGCAGATGATGTCCAGATAAGCACCAATGGCCATTGCGAACAGGTTGGTCTTGTCGCTGCTCAAAGCAAAAGAGCCGACCTTTTCATGGCCCAGCTGGATAAAGTCAGCAAGGACGGTCTGGCTGATTTTGGTGTCATATCTCTCGATGATGGCATTGGTATCAAACTGCCGGGAGCCGCCGGTGCTCATCAGCTCAAAGCTGTATCCGAAGGGCAGCACAACGCCCTCGCTCTCATCCCGGCGAACATTCTTCACCATGCCTTCCAGCCCGGTGCGCAGTTTTACCATATCGGGGTCATCAGTGTCCCAAGGGTTTATGCCTTCCGGGGTGGTGATGACAGGCAGACCGGCAAGGTCGCGCTCAATGCCGATGCCCTCTATCTCCTGAATACGCCGCTTAAAATACCAAGAGTGGTATGCGGTACGCAGGATAGAGCGGCCCTCAGGGTTGTCCTTGCGGCTCCGGGTGCGGAACAGCAGACACTTTTCGATGGGAATAGTAATCAGGCCAAAATCCGGCGGCGGCATCTGCGTCATGCCAGTGAGGTTGTCTTGGTCGTCATACTCCCACTGGTAAAGGGTTTCTTGGGAACGAATGGGCAGCTTGGCCCAGCCGATGAGACCATCAGAGAACTTGGAGTTGGTGCGCTTATCCTTCGTTCGGCCCATGCGCCGTTTATAGACGATCTCGTGCAAGCTCCAGCCATAGGTGAGGAAAGACAGGATTTCGGAGATGGTGTCAGTCCACGTCATGTCCATATCTTCCATACAGCTCTGCACGAATTCAGCGGCCTCCCGGTCCTTTGCCGTGCTGCCGCCCGGCTCCACATTCCAGCTGGCCTGCCGCACGAGCATCTCAACAGCAAAGAGGATTGCACCAACGGTTTCGTCATTGTTGGACATCTCGGTGAAAACCTCAGCACCTTTGCGGCCACGCAGCTCAGGCAAGAACTCTTCGTAAAAGATACCGCCGTATCTGCGCTGGCCAACACGGCCCAGCTCCTCAGAACCTTTGCTCATAGCGGTTCGCCTCCTTTCTTGTTATTTGTTTTTCCAGTAGCTGGCCTTCTGCAGCCCACCGGAAGTAGGGGGCGCGGCAGCCACCGCGCTGCTCTCCAGCTCAGCAAAAGCGGAAGAGCCTGCATCGACCATATCTTTGAATTTGGATTCAGGGAAGCTCTCCAGCTCCGAGAAGTACATCTCGTTCCAGTCGGCCAGCAGGACATCGACATTGCCATGTTGCCACTGGGCGGCAAAAGGCTCAGCTCGGACCTCCTTGCTGCCAGATTCGGCAATGGTCTTGACTGGGAATCCGGCCAGCATCTTCACAAAGCTCTGGGCCTGTGCTTTACCAGCCTGTCCGGGGTCTTTCGGCAGCCTCTCCACAACACGCTTGTGAGTTTTCTTATCCATCTGGGCGGTCTGTTTGATGTGGGTGCGGACATCATCAGCAGACAACCGCTGGTTGGTGACGTTCGCTACAATATAGCGACCATTACGCCGCTTGCCCAGCAGAACGCTGGCGGTATAGGCAGGCTCTCCGTTCTCGTCCTCAGCAGTGGCGGCCAAATCCCAGCCACGCGCCCATGCGACAACGTCTTTTGGCAGCTCATCCAGCAGGGTGACCTGACTGCGCTTGAAGTAGAGGCCCGCTGCCGCCTTGATCTTCCAGTTGCCGTTGAGCAGTCTTTCTCGTTCAACTTCCAGAAGGGCATTCAGGTTGGCAATATATCCGGGGTCGCTCTCCATCAGCACTTTGTTGTCTTGCAGGCGGGAGGCGATAAAAGTCACGCTCTTGCACTGCTCAGGGGTAACGCCGTGCTCTTTTTCCAGCTCTTCCACGCTCCCGGCGAAGTATATAGTGTCATTCAGAACGCACATATACCGCACCTGTCCGCTGCGCTCAGGGATGGGATAACCGGTATCTTGGTCAATCCACCAAGATATAAAATCGGCCACCCAGCTATCCGCATCGGGATTGCAGGTGGCTCGAACATAAGGCCGGATGCCGCAAGTAGAGCGGTTACGGCTCAGCATATAGAGGAACTGTTTGCGGCTGAAATGTGTCAGCTCGTCAAAGCCAAGGTAGCAAATTTCTGTGCCCTGCCAGCCCTTCAGGTCATCATCGTTCGTGATGTGAGCGAAGTTCAGGCGGGCACCGCTTCCAAATGTCCAATGCAGCTTCGGGGTCATACCCGGCACCGCATCAGGCACAAGGTCGTAAATCTTATGGCTGGCATCCCAAAGGCCGCCCTGGGCTGTTATCTGGGTATAGGAGTGACGGAAGATAACGCCGCCGAATCCCTTTACGCCCCTGTTCCGCAGTCCCTCCAGAAGCAGAGCATACGTCTTGCCGCCTCCGGCAGCTCCTCCGTAAATAACAATATCGGCTTTCGAGGCCATGAACATGGTTTGCGGGCCAGCTTGCGGGCCGATGGTTGCTGCCTCTCTCTTATCCCGTCCATTGTCAGGGATACAGATTGGCATATATTCCACAGTGAAGATTTTCTCATCTTCCTGCCCGGCGGCACCAGCTCCAACTTGGTCTGTCAGTTCTCCAAGCAGCCGAATTGATGCCGTATCTCCATCAAGAAGAGCTTTCTGCATCAATCGTGCCACAATGGCCGCGCTGTACGTCTGGTCATCCTTGGCAACGCCGTAGACTTCCAGACTTGCGCCCATAGTCTTTCCGACATGGGCATTCATGAGCTGTTGGGCCAGCTCTTTCATGTTTTTCTTGGCCCGTTTTGCTTCTCCAGAGGCGATGCCAGCTTTTCGCGCAGATTCAGACCTCTCCTCTGGCGTTTTTCTCGCGTTTACCTCATCAATAGGCATGAGGTTCTTTTCGTTGGCCACTTCGCCACCTTCCTCTCGTTTTCAGGGTGGAGAAGTCAGATGAAGCAGGCATCTTTCCGGCCAGCAAGCAGCATCTCGTGGACATACATATTCGGCCCGGTCATGCGGCAAGGAATGTCACACCCGGCCATATCGGTTGCAGCTCGGCTCTTCTTCTCCAAAATATCAGGGTCGAGGATGTGGCCGATGATCTGATACGGCTTGTGGCAGCAGTACATAACTTCGCCGCGCTCATTCAGGGCGATTTGCGCCCACGATGCGGTGCAGGATTCTTCCTGACGGTCCAGCAGCTCCCACTTGAAATTGAGCACCACCCGGCTGTCGTTCGCTGCCAGTTCCTTCACCGCCGCCATCGTCCTTGCAGCCTGCTCCTTCGCCATATCCAGAGCGTAGGCTTTCCCGCCAGTGCTTTCGATAGGTCGGAACGCAATATAATCCACAAGAAGGTCGCAATTTGCCTCGTAGAAGCGCATAACGTCATCAGGAGATGTAACAACACACTGAATGCCCAAAGACGTTCTTGGGCTGTGCTGGCGTTTCCACACGGCGTAGTCCTGAATATTCTTCACGGCAACAGCATACTTTCGCACACCGCGGCGGTGCTCGTAGCTATCTTCGTCCCATCCATCAAGGCTGACTTTCAGGTAGTCAGGTCTGGGCAGCCTCAGCACGTTGAAATTCGTGTTGATGCCATAATGCAGCCCCTTTTCGTCCATCCATTCGGTGATACGGTCAAAATCAGGGGTGAGCGTAGGCTCTCCGCCTCCGGTCAAGATGAAGCCCTCCACGCCCATTTCCATCAGGCGGGTGGCATACTTGCGGAAGCCCTTGAAGCTCATAGCTCTTGCACCGGGGTCAAGCTCCCATCTCCCGTATGTGCAATAGGGGCAGCGGTTATTGCAAAAGTTGTTCAGGAATATATCTGCCGTAATAGGCTTATGCTCTCCCACGATGCGGTCGAGGTGGGCGAGCATCTTATTCCCGGCGATATTCTGCATCGTTCTTCTCCTTTCGGTATTTCTGGTTCAGGATTTTCGGGACGCAGCAGTCCCAGTTTATCTGATGGTGGGTGCGCTGGTGGCTCCCTCCCATTTTCCCGATCTCCACACAAGACGGCATAGACATGACAGAGTAGAAAGATTTCGTGTACGTCCCGCTCTCCTTATACGCCTCAGTCATACCGCCGGACAGGCTTTGCGTCTGAATCTGCGTTACCTGACAGCGCATAAATGTGAAAAACAGTACGCCGCGGCTACCAAGGGTGGTGTAGGTAGTAACATCTTCGTTCATCGTTCCACGGAACTCTACGGGCGTATCGGTCCTGCAAAACATACTGTTCATGCACTTCCGCTTCAAGCCCATCTTGTACCCGCCACCATTCACACCGCCTATCATGTCACCACCCTGAGCAAGGGCAACCATAGCAGCACCTGAAGCATCAAGAAACGTAAGCATAGCCTCGAACAGGCCATCTAACTGCGGCCCGACCATGGATTTTCCCTTGAGCTTGGTTCCTTCCGGCCAGCGAATCAAGATGTCTTTGTAGTCATCATCCAGCATGAGGAAGTATTTCAGCCCCAGCTCTTTGGCGATTCTCCAGCTCTCATTTCGGGCGTACAAGATGGCTCGATGCTCGCAGATATTGTCCATCGTGTCAGCTCTGGCAACAGCAGCGGCCTTATCGAACATGATGACGTTCTCGGCTCCAAACTTCTCCCGGTACAGCTCAGCAGTATCATCTTCGTTGTCGATGATAAAATACAGCTTCCCGGAATACTTCTGCCGCTTCAAGGTGTCTGCGGTCACTACGTTGTCAGCTCTCCCGTGGGTCAGGATGAATACAGCAAAATCGTCACGCAGCATGGCTCATTCCTCCATCAGCTCAGAAACCTTGCTGGAGAGTGCCACAAAGCCATTGCGAATGGCATCATCTTCGTCAATGATAACAAGGGCCGATTTTTCCATCAGTTCCTGCATCTCAGGGGAGGCGTGGGCATAATACTCAGCGATTTTCCGATAATTGAAAACCGTATGCCGGCCTGCAGCTCTCAGCAGAAAGCCTTTTTCATCAGGCCGCAGCTTGGATGCTTCGATCTCCGCAATAAGGTCATCCGTCTTTGCGGTATCATACAGAGCAGAGAGGTCAGGGCATTCGCCGGTCGGCTCATACTGCGGAATGGTGGTTTCAGTGGTATAGGGGTTATCGGCTACGCCCTCGCTCAGGTCTACGGCTTCCAGAGCAAAGCCGAACTGCTCCATGTCGATATTGGCAATGCCAGCTAATTCCTGCGCCAGCTTCTCGTCATCCCACAGGGCAAGCTCACCGGTCTTATTGTCTGCCAGCCGGAAAGCATTGACCTGTTCTTCGCTCAGGTCATCTGCCACAACACAGGGCACAGTTTTGAGCTTCAGCTTCTTGGCGGCTTTGTAGCGGGTATGCCCGGCCACAATGACGTTGTTCTTATCCACAACGATGGGAACCTTGAAGCCAAACTCCTTGATGGAGGCGGCAACAGCATCCACAGCATCGTCATTCTGCCGGGGGTTGTTCTCATAGGGATGCAGCTCAGAAAGTTTCAGGCTTACGATGTCCACAGTCAGACCTCCCATATATTTAGTATTTTGGCAAAAATAAAGCCCCGCCGTGTGGGCAGGGTCATTGATAATTTTGCGCTAATATGATACAATAAAGCCGTCCGGAGTAGAGTTTCCGGGCGGCTTTTTCGCTTTTCAGGCTCCCCGCTGCTGGCAGGCTTTCACGGGAGCCTGATTTTTTTACACCTTGATTTTGCTATCGCGGATGATCTGTGCGGCTTCTTCAGGGGTCTTTGCAGTGGCCTCGATGAGCTTTGCCAGATTTTCCAGATACTGATTCAGTTCCGGGGTGGTCATTTCATCCATGTCCTCGCTTCCTTTCTGGACGAACCTTTTGCGGTTCCTCTCTACGCTATTATTATACTACTTTTTGTGTATTTTGTAAAGCGTTTTTAACGAAATTTTGGCGTATCCATGCACTTTTTAGACCGCATATTTGGCGCGGCAGAATAGAATCGAACTATCAACCGGCGGTTTTGGAGACCGCTGCTCTTCCAATTGAGCTACTGCCGTACAATGGCCGCCTTTCGGAATCGAACCTTCCGTGGCTACTCCCACGAACGCGCTCCACGTTGCGCTAGGGCGGCATCCGGTGACAATTTGTCACCAGTTCACTGCCCTCACGCGCTCCGCTTGCGCTAGGGCAGCATATAAAAATAGCCGATGGCTGGACTTGAACCAGCACCACAGAGCATCAGCCTCCCGGATGACAGGGGCCGGAAGGAATCAGCTCTGCGTATCGTCAGTGTGACGCGGGTTAAATGCCCGCCGCTCTGCATTGAGCTACAACGGCATATAAACAGCCCGTTCCTGCGGTGGTCAGCTCAGGAGCGGGCTGTTATTTTTGGACACACACGCGGGCGGCTGATAAGTACCGCCTTGGCGTTCCGGGGCCTCCGACTGGTAGAAAGCAAAAGTTTTGGAGGAATCCTAGAGAAGAAAGGTCTCGCCGTGTCAAAAGGAGAAAAGGAACCCAAACTCTTCCGGGGCCATGCCCTCGTTCTTGAACTCTCCGACCATCTCCCAGTACCTGTCGCCAACGCGGATGATCTTCTGCACCTGCTCATCGGTCAGGCCAAGCTCACACCGCAGATTCTGAATCAGGGCACCCCATGTGATGGCAATGCCATCCAGAGCCATGAGAAAGCCGCAGAGCTGATTCTGCCGCACGATCTTCCTCATATTGGTGGTCATCACCGCTTTTCCTCGCGGCTGGTGGCTTCCGAATTTGCCCATTGTTCTTTTCCTCCTGTTATCCCCACTGCTCAGACATAGCTTTCGCAACTCCGGGGAATGTTTTTGCTCGATTTTTAGCGCGGTCAGTGGTAAACATACCCTTGTTGCGCTCATCATGCTTATGTGCGTAAGAACCGGACGGACACCATGTAGCCACAGGCTCCACAATATCGGTCGGGAATAGTGGCGGCAGAGCCTTCAGCCAAAGGCAAGTTTTCTTGCTGTATGGGTGTCCATACTCATACGGCTGCACAGCTTGCGTATACGGTGGCAGACAGAAAACCTTACTCGGCACGGGATTTTCCACGCAGATTCTCGGCACATCTGCCCACCAGAACCGCATAAACAGGTCGCGGCCCTGAATGCCCAACATCACGCGGTCAGCTTGAAGCTGGTGCCCTTTCCAGAGATGCCGTGCGCCGGCATTGCTCAGGTATGTGCAGGGCGGGTGCGCAATGAGCAAGTCCCAAGCATCAATGTAATGCCCTTTATCATCCATCGTCTCAATTTGCCCCCCCCTCAGGGGCAACAGAGCATCGCCAAGGATGTGCCATTCCGGGTGACCGCCAGATGGTTCCTGAATGTCGCAAGAGTATGCTTCATGCCCTCGTGCTCGGAAAGCCTTGCAAACCTCTTGGCTCTCCTCGCAGGCTATCAAAACTTTCATGCTTCAGGTTCCTCCAGTTCAGGGCCTGTGATGTTAGGCATCCAGTGGGTAACATCATCCAGAGGAATGCACTCTCTGTTCTCAGCCCAATCTCCGCTGTCATACATGAATGCGGTCAAGATAGCACCATCAGAACAGTACACGATGACATCAACATTCGGGTCAGGCGGGTCTTTCTTTGCGTCTCTCCAGAGCTGGCGGGCCATTTCCTGCGGGTCAGCTTCAGGCAGGGCATCAATAACCCTATCCACGTCAGCCAATGTCTTGATGTAGCCCAGAGTGGCCTCCGCGAAAAGATGTTGCTTCAGGGTTTCAGCCTCAAGATATTTCCGCTTGCTCATGCCACGCCCTCCTTTTTCGGCTTCTCCGGAAGCGGCATCCAGCCTACGACCGGCTTAGCTATCGGACATTCCAGTGCATCTTCTGGTGTAAAGTGGCGGTATTCCCACCAGCCTTTCGGGAGCCTATACAAATCATCTTCTTCGTCATAAATGCCGTAATCATCGACATCTTCCCACTGCCAGAGGCTTTCGTACTGAGAAACAGTTCCGTCCTCATAAAAGGCCGTTGTGATGCAGTAGCCTTTTCCACAATCAACCAGCACCAGCACTTCGGTTTCGACCTTGGGCGGGTCGGTTTCCGGGTCTCTCCATACGGGCTGCAGGTTCTTGATGTCAATAACCGGGGCCGTCTCGATAAGTGAGGACGGAACGCCATGAAAAGCAGCGTTACCCTTGGTGATAATCATAACTTCGTGCTTGAGCAGCTCGTCACGGTCAATCATCGTCATATGGTACATCCTCCATTCTGAATCCACACATCGGACAAAACGGCGTTTTGAGGCCACACGGATTGACCTCTCCACATTCCGGGTTCGAGCAACGAGTTGCTGGTACACACCATGAGCCGTTTTTCCCGGCACAGACCTCATAGGAGCCGGGAATTTCCTCCCAGTGTGCCACAGGCCGCAGCGTTTTCGGGTCGATTGTAGGAAGTTTTTCGAGATCGGACAGCTCATCTTCGATGCTCTCGCAGAACAGGATGTCGGCAGCCTTGCCCTTGGCTTCCTCTTCTGCGAGGTCTTTTTTGAGGTCAGCTTCCAGTTCGCCAACATCGACCAGCCGGATGATCTTCTTTCCCTCAGCCATCTTTCAGTGCCTCCGGCGGTACGGCCAGCGGGAACCAGCAGTAAAAATTTTCAGGGTGGTTTGCCACGACAGAGAACAGCCATTTGCTGGCCTCGCCAGTCCAGTTTTTATGGACAGCCATAACACAGCCATTTTCGTCCGCGTCCTCTTTGGTAGGCTTCTTGTCAGGGGTGTTCCATGTGGGCTTTTCGGAAGGCTCCACCTCCAAAGTTGGAGCGGCGAAGATGCAGTTGATGGGCACGGCATACACGCCTGAGCCGTCCTCCTCTTTGCAGTAGATGGCCTGCTTCAGCAGCTCATTGGCATCCACAGGGCGAACATCATTTGCCATCGTCCTGCGCCTCCTCTCCGACCTTCCAGCCGATAAGGTCGCAGATGCAAGCCTTATCCTTTTTGCACCAGTGGATGATAAACCGATCAGGAAGGAACGACCCGTGGAATACGCTTGTAATACCGTCTCCTCCCAGAGTTTCGGTAATGTCTTTGATGGCCCAGTTCACAGCCTGCGTGACATCCACTTTTTCCTCGAAGATACATCCGCAGTTGCGGCACTTAAAAAGGCCGGTCCTTCTCTCAGTCATTCGTCTGCACCTCCTCAGGCTCCAGCATCTTCCGGCTGCAGCTCTGGTTGTAGCAGACAGGGCAGCAATAATGCAGATACTTCACCCCGGCCAGAATCTCCGGCGGCTGGCACATAACCATCGGCCTGCCGCAGTTCTGGCAGACAGGCCAGCCCAGTACGGCAACATTCTTGCGCTCCGCAAGACGTTTCTTCCAGCGTGGGTATTTTTCCTGTGCCTTCTCCCAGCATTCTTCGTAAAACTCCTGCATGGCAAAGCCGTTCACAGGCTCGCCCAGCAGGGCATAGATGCTGTTCAGGACATCCCCGAACTCCTCTTTCAGATTCTCCCAGCACTCTTCGATGGTCTTGGGAGTAGGGTTCGTGCCATCCAGAGCGCGGCGCAGCTTCAGCGCGGCCTGCGCACCTTCGGAATACTCTTCGGACATCTGCGCCAGAATCTCAGTCGGGGGCAAAATCTCCGAGACCTTCTTTTCTTCATCCATTGTGTAACACCTCTGTTTTTTCGATTTTCAGCTTCTCAGCAGGAAGCTCCGGGTGGAAGTTCCGGGCAGCGAAAAGGGCCACTTCCTCAGCCTCTTTCCGGTTCTCAGCCTTCACCTCATACCAACCGAGGTCAGCAAAGGCGATTTTGTACGTCATGGTCATGCGCTGTCCCTCCCAACAAAGATGCCTGTGTAGAGGCTTTCGCCCACGGAGTAGTGATAATACTCGTGACCGGCTGGAATGCCCTCAGAAGGCTTCTGTGTAGGTCTGAGTGCCATCTGGTGCCCTCCAGCAAGAATGAAATACTCCGCTCCGCTCACAAGTCGCCGCATCCAGCTTTCCGCAGGCTCAGCATGGAAGCTGCGGCCATCCATGCAGCACACGGCCAAAGCAGGCCCAACAGCAGGCCCAGCGGCCAACTCGAACAAGGAAAGCTGCTCAACTTCCATCGCCTGTCACCTCCACCGGGATGGTTCGACCCGCACAGGCTCGAACTCATCAAATTCCGGGTAATACCTTCTGGCCATCTCCACAGCCTTGTGCTCAGCGTCCTTCTCGTTGACCGCCTGCACATTATCCCAGCAGTGGAGGTCTGTACCGCCTTCGTTGCGGCACTCCACTAAAACCCTGAACTTACCCATTGGCTGCCTCCAGTCTGGTCTGGGTTGCCCCTGCTCTCAGGCGGGCAGCCTCCCTCGGCGTAGTAGAAATATCACCCTGCGCCTGCTTCAGGAACTCCACCCGGCGGTATGTAAGGTCCGGCGTTCGGGCCAGCTCTTCCAGCCCTCCAACGCTGCCTGCATACTTTTTGGCTGCCGGTGGCAGGCTCTCGAACAGCTTCTTCAGCTCTTCTGTGCCATCGCTCCGCATCAGACCGCCGCGTTCGTCTATTCCTACCACCATCGGCCAGTTGCGCCAGCTGATGTACTTCTGTGCCTTATGGGCGGCATCTGCCAGAGCGGACCACTCAGCATCCGGGTTGATGGCCTGCGAAAGCTGCTTGAAGATATCGGCCACAGTGATGGGATAGACACACACCCTGTTCGCGGCCAGAAAAGCCCTTTTGACCACCTCGCCGGGATAGTCCCGGAACTGGTACGTCCAGACATCCAGCATGATCTCCATCTCGGCATCGGTCAGGGGTTTCGAGCCGAGCTTATACAGAACGAAGTTCATCTGGATGAGCTTTGCAGCATCTTCTTTCGTCACGGTTCAAACCCTCTTTCCTTGTCCATCTTTGCCAGTACGCGGTCGAGCTGGCTTCCTACATCCTCAGCAGGCTTCCGGGCATTTCCAGCCCGGTTGCCTTGTTGCTGGCGGCTCTGGTGCTGTTCATCAAGGGCAGCCACGCCGCCGGGAGTGTGAACATTATCCCGGTGCCAGTTCATCAAGATGCCATTGATATACGCCCACGACCGCCTGTTTGACTCAGCGGCTCGGTCAATAGCCAGCAGAATCATCTCCGTGCTGAACGTCTGCCTCCAGCTTTGCAGCCTCTCCAGTGCAGACCTCGGAAAATCTCCAGCAACTTCCTGATAGTGCCGTACTATCTTCGCAAGGTCTTCGTCAACCGAATTTCCCTTAACTACTACAACAGTATCCGATACGTTAGTATCGTTTGTACTTTGTACTTTGTACTTTGTACTTTGGGGGCTATTGGTTTCGTTTGGTTCCTCAGAAAAACCATTTGGTTCCTTTTGGTTTTCTTTGGTTTCTTCGGAAGCCTCTTGGTTTTCTTCCTTTTTCTTCGGTCTGCCGCCCTTTCGTCCGGCCTCCCTGTGAGCAATAACGGCACGTTGGTATGTCTTTATATTCTCATCAAGGAACGGCCTCATGGATTCAAAGGCAACTTGTTCGATAGGCTCCAGACAATCCGTTTCTGTCCCGGTTTTGACATAAGCAGCCATAGCACGAAACACTTGCCGGAATGCCGCATCATCCAGAATATCGAGGAGTTTGAGCTTATCGAACGGAATCAGCAGCCCTTTTGGGCGGGCATTCTCAATTTCGTCCGCCATCTGCCCACCTCCTTTCTAACTTCAAAAACCAAATGGTTTCTGGTGGTTTATTTTGGTTTAGAACGGGAGGTCATCAGCATCGTCATTGATAATGCGGTCAGCATCATCGGCATACTGCTGAACAACGGGGGCAGGCTTAGAAGCTACCGGGGCCGGTTCTGCATCAAAAGGCGTGGGGCCTTCCTCTTCAGCAAAGCCATCAACGGCAGATGCAGCAGGCTCTCCAGCAGGGACCGCCGGCTGCATCAGGTCAATGGCCATCTGTACCCACCGGGCATTGACAAGGCCGCCAACGACCACCCCGTCAACATCCAGAAGGCTCCAGTACGTCTTGCCATTGGCTTCCCGGCTTTTCAACTCCTTACCGCAGACCTCCACAAAGTCGCCCTTCTGCAACAGGCCGTCCCACTGGTCGAGGTTCTTCCAGAGGCAGCACTCCACAAACACACTGTTCCACTTGCCAGATTCGTCCTTTACGCTGTGGGCCTTCACGCTCAGGCTCAGGAAGGAGTTGCCGCTTTTGGTTTCCTTCATTTCGGGGTCACGGGTCAGGGTTCCGGTAACTTTCGTTCCGGTGCTGGTCTTGATAATCACTGCTCATCGCCTCCAGTTCCAGCATTTGCAAAGGGGTCGCCCTCAACTTCGTCAGCTTCAACAGCCAGCGGTGCAGGCTCTTCCTTCTTGGGCTTCTGGATGCGGCGGCGGGGAGGAACAGTGCCAGCGGCAGCAACTTCCTCAGCAGACAGCTCGCGGAAATCGGCCTCTGCATCAACAGGAACTTCGCTCTCGTCAATCAGGCCGCCAAAGGTAGCAGGGAAGGCTTCACGCAGGGTATGAACCAGAGCGACCTTGCGAATCATAGTCGCAGGCTTGGTCACCCAAAGGGATTTTTTTGTGTCGTACTCGCTGAAGCTCACTTCCTCGTAGAACGGGCGGGAACGGTCCTTGCGGTAGGTCTTGGCCCAGCCGCCCAGCAGCGTTTCGCCCTCATAGATGATAGAGCCTTCACGGTGATAAATCTCTCCGGCCACATCATCCTGAAGGATGAGGCCTGCCTCAAAGCCATCATACTGCGGGTGCGCCTCTGCCATCTTCATGTAGCAGGTCTTGCCCAGAACAATGGTACTGGCCGTATCACCGTTCTTGTTGTCATAATGGATGAGGTAAGCTTCCTTGGTAAAAGGGTTGAGGTGGTACTGCTTGCACGTTTCCAAGAAGATACGGCACTCGGCGATGGTGGCTTCCTTGCAGATAAAGTTCCGCACATCATCAAAGGTGACGATCATGCGCTGGCCATCCATCGCCTCGATCTCCACAGGGGTGGAAGATGCAGCAGGCTGCATGGCCTCATTCTGCTGCCGCATCTGGGCAGCAAAAGGGCGGCCCTGCGTGGTGGTTGCGGTAGTAGTGGCACCATTGCCACCGGCTCTTGAAGTGAATCCCATAATAATTGACCTCCAACAAATTAAAATTATTTGATGCAGCCAAAACGGAAACCGCGCTCAGCAGCTCCCTTTTTGAACCACTCAATGTCCTGCTGGGTGAACTCAACCCAGAAGCGGTAACGGTTGCGCTCCGGGGATTCCTCAGCCTCAGACTGCTCAGCATCCACAGCGGCTTCGTTCACGGCTTTGAAATCCAGCCGCCCCTCAGAGGTGATAAACATCTTGGCTTGCGTTGCAGCAGCCGCGCGAGCCTTCATTTCGCGTTCCTCATCGGTGGGCTGCACAAAGACAGGAGCAGCAGCACGGGCACGTTCTGCGGCAATTCTGGCCGCCTCAGCTTCACGCTGAGCTGCGCGAGACTTTTCACGGCGGTTGTGCTCTCGCATGGCTTCGTTGACGCTCAGGCTCTTCAGGTACTCCGTGGTGCAGGCTTCCGCATCTTCGCCACAGGTATCTCGAATGGCTTCCATATCGCTCTTGATGTCCTCAATGGCCTGCCGCAGGTCTTTTGTGGCCTTGTTCAGGTCATAGGTCTTATTGAGCCACTGCGGAACCAGCAACCGCTCGAACGGAATGAGCGGCTCCAGCTCCCCGATGCTGTCACGGTAGACCAAACGCAGGCTGGAGGCTTTTTCCTCCCTCTCAGCCTGCTCCACAGCTTTCACCTGTGTATCAATGGCCCAGGATACCTGTGCACACTGGGCCTGCATCTTCTTGATGCTGCCCTGAAAGTCCTCCAGAGGCTTCATGTACAGCTTCTTTGCAGCGGTCAGAGATGCGCCAAGCTGCTTGTTCCAAGCATTGACCTTGGCACGATCTTCTTTGGCTCCCTTGATGCTCTCCGGGGTATACACCCGGCCAGTATAGGCAGCAAGCATTTCGTCAAGGTTCCGCTGGACTTCCTCTTCGTTCCAGCTCATAGCAGGAATGACCGGGCTTTGTACCCGGACGGTCAATTCATTTGTCATCGGCTTCATCCTCCCATTTTTCGTTTTCGGCCTCCAGCTCAGCAGCCTCAGCCATCTGAGCATCGGTCATAAAGTAATAGCCATCGGGCGGCTCCATCGGAGGTGCGTACCCATCAAGGGCAATGTCATACATTCCCCAGCTCACAGGTCAGCCCACCTTCCGGCTGTCATCGCTGCGGCTCTGGCTGTTCTTCACGCACCCATAAGGGCTGCTGCGGGTGTACCGCTTGTTGTCCTCATACATCCCATACAGAGAGAGGGCCAGACCAAATGCCAGCGAGAACAGAATCAGCGGGGCAGCCTTGGCGGCCTCAGCAGCTTCCCACTGGCCGTATGCAACAAGAGCATACTGCATGGCCTGATTCATCCAGACCACAACCTGACCAGCTCCAATCAGTGCCAGAGCTGCAACGGCCAGACCTTCGGCCTTCCGCATAAACCTACGCATTTTCGTTTCCTCCTACGTCTCAAACATCAAGCAGTATCTTTTTCGTTTCCTACGGGGTGCAGGGGTGCCAGAGGCTTGGGGTCATCTTTATGGACCTTGTAATACTCCAAATCCTCGGCCTTGAAATACAGTCTGCTCTTGCTGCCCTTCTCACCACGAGTGTAGGCAGTGAGCTTGCCCTCCCTACGGAGCTGAAGCACCCTAGAACGGTGAACGCCCAGAACCTCAGCAGCTTGGTCGGTGTTGTAGTATCCAGATTCGGGCACATTTCCCACCTCCTTTCTGTGTTTTCATATCAGCAGGCAAAACAAGCATAAATGAATTTCTTCGCATTGCAGTTGCTTTTCTTTGCCCTTGCTACTCCCAGCTCTGCGATACTCCGCTTTGCCACTGCATATCAAAGCATCGCCATGCGTTTTCTCGCCTTTCTCCGCCGTTGCAGGGTATCACATAACTGCTCCACGCCTTGGCTGCTCATCGCCCTTCCCAGCCATGCCCTTGCCGCGCCATGCGTCTCTAGGCAATGCCATTGCAAAGCATATCGCCTCGATTCGGAGCTATGCCGTTGCAGCACAAGTCATGTCGATGCTCTGCCGCTGCTTCACTCTTCCATGCAATTCCTTCGCGCCACGTCTCAAGGCAGTGCCATAGCCATGCCATTATCAGCAATTCCAAGCTGTGCCTTGGCGAAGCGAACCAGAGCGGACCGATGCCATTGCACTCAGTCAAGAACCTCGTAGGTGAAGCGGCCCTTACCAGAGTTGCGCCACTGGCCAATGCCACGCAGAACGCCATAGTCAAGCCACTCGCGGACGGCCTTCTCGTGGGAATCATCCATGCACAGCACCTCAAACTCACAGGTGGAGCCTGCGGGAATCTGCTCAGAGTTGGCAAGGCTGACGCGCTCGCCTTGTGCGGTCTGGGCACGGAGAGGACGCTGGCACTCAGACATCTCACCACTAAAGCAAATAGGAATCATCCGGGGCGAAACAAAAATCAGACCATCAATAACCTTCTTGTAGGCGGTGATCTTGCCAGATTCGTTCACGGCCTTCTTCTTGCCGGTCTCAGTTTTGCCACCAATGCGGCCCAGCATCCCGCAGGAATCTTTGAAGAAGCCCTTAATCTGGTAGTCGTACAGAACAGGCTGTCCAGCTTCGTTCCGGGGGAATACCGTCATGCCCTTGTCTGCCACAGCATCAGCTCCCAGAGCTGCCACCTCATCTTCGACAGTAGCAGCATCAGGGGACTTGCTGGCAATGAACTCACGGGCGATGTTCTGGTTGCTGGGCCACGTTCCCAGCACAGGCTCAGTAAAGGTAAGCCTGACCTTCAGTTTCTTCATGGTTGTATTTCCTCCCATTTTTTATTTGCGGTTGGCTCCCGCGACACCCTTTCGGGTGTTTCGACTGCTGCCACGCAGCCATCATCAGGCGGGTTCAGTCCTCCTTCTCAATGCTCAACAGGCTCATGCTGCCATACACACAGCCATCTTCAATGTCACGGGCCTTCTTACGGGCAGAGGCGATGGACACAGCCTCAATCTCACGGGTGGTTTCATAACCGCCATCCTTCAACTGCGGGTTGCCTCTCCAGAAGGTTGCGATGTACTTTTTCATGGCTCAGCCCTCCTCGTTGTACTCATCCACATCACGGCTGGACAGCCCAGCAAGAAAGATGCGGTGCTTGCCGTTCTGGTCACGCTTCCAGTCGCCACCCATCATGCAGATGGCTGCGATGTAGCCCTGATACAGACCTTCACAAGCATTCCGCTGAGCTTCGGTTGCATCCTTGCGGTTCATGCCGAACCACTGAGCGTCCATAGAGAGGGCCAGAGTGTTCAGCCCGGTGTGAATCTGGTCAATGTACATCTTTTTCATCTCTCAGCCCTCCTTGACAAGCTGCATCATCTTGCGGATGCGGTTCCACTGCTCTTCATTCAGGCAGCCACCATTGTTCACAAAATCTTTGGCGAAGCAGATTTCCTGCTTCATCTCGGTCTTACTCATCTCGCTCAGGTTCTTCATGGTATGTACCTCCGGTTGCTTTCGTACTACTTTTGACAGTGCTATTATACTAGCTTTGAGCTAATTTGTAAATAGCTTTTCGCTAATTTCTTGATATTTTTTTAGCGAAAAGCTATTTTCTTTCGGAAAACGCCGCCACCAGAAGATGCTCCAGACATTCGTGCCGGGAGCATCCAGCAGCAAAAAAGAGCACCAGCCGCAGCCGGTGCTCTCAATTCAAAATAGGGTTGTCTGCCCGGAATCCTCCGGGGCCTCAGAAGGAGGCTTTGCGGATCTGGGCTTGTAGATACGGGTTTGGGTCAAGACATCAATTTCGCAGAACTGGAAGCCCTTGCAGTGATTCAGCCGCCGCAGGGCAGGGCCGTCCAGCATCTCGTCTTTGTAGCTGCAATAGGCCAGCTCGTCATCGTTCAGACAGGCGTTACAGCAGTACCGGCAGTATTATTTCATCGAGGTGCCTCCCAGAATCCAAAGGTTGCGGGAAGTTCCATCCAGTGAGTGACACGGCATCCAGATTCACCGTCGCAGTCATCAGGGGAAAGCAGAGCGTTTATGACCATCGAGCTGCCAAAGCCATCATATACTGTGAAAATTTTCTGCTCCGGGTTGTAGGTAGCAGCAGCGGCGAACTCTTCCTCGTTCAGTGTCGGCTCTGGCTGGTTCCAAAGGCCTGTCCAGCCCTCACTCCACCGAATGACATTCACAATGCAGCGGGCAAACGGCTCATCATCTCCAACCTCTGGCAGGCGCACTTTGACGCTGACCCAATGATGCACACAGTCTGATTCCGTACTGAGCAGATATTCAACAGGAACCTTCAGCGCTTCAGCGATCTTCACAACGGTGTCGATTCTAGGGCTGTTTTCGCCTCTTTCGTACATGTATACAGCCTGTTGTGTCGTGCCCATCCGTTCCGCAAGCTGCGTCTGCGTCAAACCGGCATCCTTCCGCACCGTGCGGATTTTCTCTCCGATAGAATCAGACATCTTTCAGCTCCTCCACGTAGCACCAGCTTTGAGGCGGGCGGTGCAACGAGCAATATCCATTCAGGCCGCAGGTAGGCGGTACCATCCTATCGCCAGAAGGCTCATAATACTCGCAATCCTCATTCCCGCAGACGCTTGTTCCGAACAGACTACTAAAGCCATGTTTGGAGAAGCAAGACAGCGGCCTTGGCTTGTCATAAATCTTCAGGTCGGAGATGTGCCAGCCGCAGCCGTCACGGCCTTTGAGATATTTTTCGGCGGTTTCCTTGCTCATGCAGGCTGCTTCAAGAAGTTCATCTGCTGGTTTGTAATATGATCCGGGTGCCATAACGCACAGGCTTGCCGGTTCCCAGCTTCCTGTTTCTCCAACATGGGTTAGGCCGGTAATTTTCTTACAGGTGAACTCGCCAATGACGCGTCCCCTTTTTTCTGGCCAGCCGCCACGGTTCCACGCGGCCACATCCCGGTTGAGGACATCCATAAACAGGCTGTCACTCCCAGCCAAAGTGCAGTAGATGTACACCTTAAACGGTGTTCCGTGCACAGGGCAAGTCCTGCGCACCTCAACTGTCTTTTCTCCGTCAAGAATTTTCTTGCACCACTCAGGCCGGATACTCAGTAAAACAGCTTTCACGCTCGCACCTCCAATCAGTAATATTCGATTTCCACCAGAGAGGTGGACACCAGCTCAAAGCGGCCATCTTCCAGAGGAATGCGGAGCAGCTGATACTCACGCTCAGCAGATAGCTTCGGGTCAGGCAGCAGCTCGCCGAAGTCCTCCACAGTGATGGTATACTTCGGATATCGCCGGGTTGCGTATGTTCCATCTTCAATGGCAGGAGAATAGACGGTGACGTGGTAACAGGGGTGGTCAGCAGTTCCAGCCTCAGCAGAGGTGGAACCACAGGCCGTAGCCCAGAGCGTCATCAGGGTCAGCAGCACAACGGCCACAGCAAAACAAGAGAATCTCTTTTTCATCGGTCAGAACCTCCATCACTTCACATTCTCGCCGCTGGTAATAGCGATGTCGTACTCTGCATCGAAGTCCTCAGCAGTCACACCATACCGAGCAAATTCGGATACAAATACTTCTTTGCCGCGCTCATAAGCCTGAGTGCTATCCTTTGCATAAAACACATAGCAGGCAGCACAGACGCTGTTTTTGTTCTCAGGCTTCGGCAGGATAAGAGCCTTGTACTTTTTCAGGCCAGCATCTCCCAGAGCCTTCAGCGTGGCCATCCGTTCATCGTCTACGATGGGAGAAAATCGGTGGCCCTTGGTGTGGGCGTATGCCTGCTCGTCTTTCCTCAGGGCAGCAATGTCGCGGTCAATCTCCTGCAAACTTCTCACTTGTTTCACCCTCCAAACCATTCCGGTTTCTCTCTGGACACTGTGCGTACAGCCTTTCCATTGCACTCAGGTCGATTTTATCAAAGCCTCCATGCTGCACAACAGCGTTTGCGGTATGCGTTGTGCAGGCCATGTTGACAAGCAGCTCAGAACTGCTGCCGCCTTCACGAGCCATCTTACACAAGATGTTATTGAGCGCGATAAGCTCCAGCCCACTCAGCTCCACCACGGCGCAGCCGGGGTCTTTCTTGGCATCATCGCGTACCTTCAGCGAATAGATTCTCATTTTATCAGCCTCCTATCATTTCGTTACGGGCGTTCCAGAGTTTTGCAGCCTGCCCCTGTGCAGCAAAGGGCGTGTCGTGCCAGTCTTTCACCCAGACAGCACCACCTCTGGCCCCACAGCTGGAGCAGGCCACGCAATACTTGCCGCCCCTGAGCCTCAGGATTCTGGCAGAGCCTCCGCAGAACGGGCACGGTTTCAATTCGGATTTTGCCATCGCTCAGCCTCCCACAACAGGAACCAGCAGAAACAGCAGGAAAAACAGCAGGGCCATCACGGACATTGCCGCAGCCATACGTCTGCCATCTTTCTCCTGAATTGCATAGTTGGTGTGTATTGCAGCCTTCAGCAGGCCAAGCATACACAGATACACGCCGACAGCGGCGAGAACCTTTTTCAGGGTTTCCAACAGCATCTTTGCACCTCCATCAGCTCACGGCCCAATACACAATCGCAAGGGCAAAAACGAGGGCAGCCAACGAAGAATACGCAGCAATCATCATTTTCCTGTCTCCCTCTGCAACGGCTTTCAGAGCAACAGTGACCATGCGTACAAACAAGGTCAAAATAATGGCTGTTGCTACGATGGCCAGAACGCTCTGCGCGACTTCTTCCAGAATCATCTCACACCCTCCGCTGCTCGATCATCTTCATGCACAACTCCCGGTAAACATCACGCTGTGCGCAAGCAGAGATAAACTCCCGCTCGTAAGAATGCCCCCCCTCAGAAGGAGCAGCAGGCTGCACAAGGCTCTTGCGGCCATCAGAAAAGGCCTGCACAGCACTCTTGACAGGAGCCGGGGCTGGGTCGGGAACGGCAACAGGGCCAACAATATCAGCAGTGCCAGGAGCCTCTTTCGGCTTGGAAATGTAGTTGTCAAGGCCCAAACTGACCATCAGGCCAAACTCGATGTCCTGCATCTCCTTATCGCACAGCTGGCCGATGTAGTCATTCAGCCGCAGCTTGTCCACAGTAAAAATCTGCTCACAGAGGGCAGTGGATTCCTGCAGCTTCCCAGCAGCATTGATGTGAACGTGGGTCTGCATGGGCTTCTTCTCCCGCGTGGTCAAATAGACGATCTCCAGAGTGGAGGAGTTTTTGTTGTTATGGTTGTTGCTCACAATGATGGCCGGGCGGCCAGCGTGCTGCTCGCTCCCAATCTCATTACCAGTAGGATAAACATAGTAGACCTCGCCACGATAAAACATACCGTTCATGTAAAAATCTCCCTTCAAAATTCAAGTGGTCCCTAACGCAGGAACGCTTATTTTTAGACGTTGACGCAATACCAGCCGATTTCTTCCAGCAGGGTGACAGCAACCGTGCTGTCAGGCAGCAGCTTTACGAAAAGCTCAGCTATGGCATTTGCCTGCTCTTCGGTGCGGCAGAAAACTTCTTCGCCGTCTTGCCAGAAGTCGCAGGCATCAGATGGGGCCTTCGGCATCCCAGCTATCAAAATATCCAGAATATCCACAGAATCACCTCCAATCCGGTTCTGAGCGCGTCTTGCCATCAGAGGCCAGCCACGCAATGTCACATCCAGTGAGAATAAACTGCATCGTCAGCTCGTGGTTGATGCGGTTTCCCGGCTTGCAATAAATGATCTCCATATCCTCTTCGGTAAAGGCTGTGCCCAGAAAAGCATTGATGGAAACCCGCATGGCACTGTGGAAGCGGTCATTTCGCCACTCTTGAGAATAGGGCTGCGTCTTGAAGGCAGCCCGCGACAGCCACTCAAGCACTTTGGCTTGGACGTCCTCAGGGGTCATGCAGTCGGCCAGCAGGAAATATTGGTTTGTGCGCGGATGAGCAATAAACTCGTCTCGGCTGTTGATATAGCTGCCGGGGAAGGACACAAGCAGCTTCTTTCGGGCCTTCATGGTATCGCCGCAGTTGTCAAGCACCCTGCTCACCTCCATTCTGGAGCATCCGGATCTGGGCCAGAACCTCGCGGGCGGCCCTTTTTCCATTCTCCGTGAGCTGCCGCTGCCATGCGCCCTGAGAAGGGCACCACTTGAAGGCGTGAGACTTCAGAATGGCCCGGATGTCAGGCTCAGGCTTTCCCTCAAAGATGAGCTGCACCCGCATGGTAGAGCTATTCTCGTGGTAAGTAATGCCGGGCAAGTCCTCCACGGCAACCGGCTGGGCGTTTTCCTGCACAGCGGCTTCCATTTCAGCAATGCGCTTTTCGATTTGCTGAATCTGCTTCCTGACGTTCCCAATCTGCCATGTGAGGTACGGCTTGCGGTCATTCCACTGCCGCATTCGGCCTTCGATTGCAGCCTTCTCCAGAGGGCCAATGTCCGGGCAGCCATCAAGTGTGTCGTTCTCCCGGTAGAACAGGTTGACGGCCTTCATGTGCTCATGCTGGTCCTTGACGCGCTCCAGCTTCTTCCGCAGGGCGGTCAGAGCTTCAGGGTCGCGGCTATTGATGGGGGCATTGTGCCCATAGTCCCGAATATTATCCAGCAGCTCCGCAGCCTTATCGTAGTTGGCGAGGTTGGCCCGCCAAGCATCGTTCTGGCGTTCCTTCTTCTTCGCAGGGAAGTTGGAGCCTCCGGCAATCAGGATACTGGGGCACCATGTACCAATCTCGTTGTCACGGTTGATGTAAAAGGCCAGCGTCCGCTCGTACTTGTCGAGCATCCCATCCACCCGGTTCCGCTGGGCGGTGGTCTTGCACTGGGCCTTCACTTCCTCAGCAATGCGCCGCGCCTCATCCACCTGACGCTGGTACTCGGCGGTTGCAGAGCCGGGCACATACTCCCTGTCAGAGCGCATCTCGTGCGCCAGCCGGGCCATATCCTCGTTAATCTCATAGCTCATTGTTTACGGCCTCCATTCACTTGCGGGAAGAACAGCCTCCCGATGTCCTTCTGCGGGATGTCCATCAGCTCACAGATTGCAGCAATCTGATCTCCACGCCAATGGGAATGGCCCCGCATCTTCATAGAGAATGCGCCTTCACTGATGCCAACGGCTTCAGCAACCTCCCTGTCATGGTATCCGTGCTCATGGAAAATGCCTCTCAGGGCAAAATACGGAATATTGCGGTAGCTCCCAACAGGAGGCTGCCCAGCAGCTCGAACACGCTCGTTCATTCTTTCTTCGCCTCCTTCCCAGTGAGAGCAGCAACAGCATCGTCAACGTCATACTCGCCAATGCAGTTGATGTGGCTGTACGTTCTGAGCTGTGCCTCCGCTCCATCATTCCAGACCTTCAGGTTGGCATACTTGCCGGGGTTCTCCCCAGCCTTCCGATATGCTTCTCCAAGGTTGTCAGCCTCAACATCAAAGCTGCCCCAGACCTCCAGAACTGCATCGATTGTGTATTTTGCCATCCTTTCCACCTCCTCAGACATCCAGGCACACCTTGTGGTATGCAAACCAGTGGCCATGCCGCCGGAACAGATAGAACCAGTTCGTGAACTCCTGCCCTGTGCAGTCATAGGGGCTGTTGTGGTATTCCAGATAGCAGTTGCCGCGGAACCAGTCAGCAGCAGCCTCTTCGTGCATCCTGTCCAGTTCATCGGGCAGCCGAACCAAATCCAGATGGCCATTATAATCACCACTGATGATGCGCACATTGGAAGCCGGGCGGTTGTTGTAGGCCCGAATCTCCCTCTTGACTGTTGCGGCCAAATTTTTCACGGCGGACTTCTTCTCAGCAGAGGCAGGAATATCGTTCTGCATGAACATCAAGAGCGCATACGCATCCCGCAGCTTCTCATTATCGGTAATGTTGAACATTGTCTTTTCCTCCAATCAGTAAATCTCGCACCGCTGCATTTCCTCAACATACTGGTTGATTTTCTCCAGCGTAGTCCATGTGGGCTTGCAGTCCTCAGGGAGGCTCGCCCACAGGCTCCGCATTGTCTGTGCCTGGCTCTGGACGTTTCCGGCCCAGAGGCAAGCATCGCTCCGGTGCCCAGCTCCAAGGAAGTATCTGCAATCTGACAAGAGGCGGTCAAGAAGAACATGGCGGTCGTGCTCACTGCGGTTTTGCGGGTCAATCTCACAGCTGCCGAACTCAGCATCAAGTGGAAAGTACAGATGTGCAGAGGCTTCCAGATAGTGCGGCCAGTATTCAGGGTACAGTCCATAGGAGCCATCAGGAAGCACCGTGAAAGCGGTAGCAGCCACAACAAGGATGTTTCTTTCAAGGGGAAGGCCGCGAAAGGTGTTGATTGCGATTCTGGCACATTCCATCTCGCCCGTGCCAGCAGCAGGATAATGAGTGATGGCCTTTGCCGGGTCATATCCGGCAGCCTTCAATCTTTCTAAAACGGTCATGTTCTTGCCTCCCTTAGAGTGTTTTTGCGCTGCTCTTAAACCCGCAGACGTAGGCGTAGGTATCTTTGCGGCTGCAATCCTCAGCACAGACCACACGGAACCGCCGCTGCGGGTGGAGATTCTTCCGAACCTCTTTTTCATACTCGGCCACCGCACCATCATAAGCCCTGCGGCCAGCATAGAAAGAGTGGCTGCGCCATCCTGTCACATCAGAGGCCCCAACAGGTAAGAACCCCGCCTGCACGATGTAAATCTTCTGTGCCATCTCAAACGCCTCCGTTTTGCAGCCAGTTCGCGGCAGCAGCACGGTCGGCTACACTGATATAGAAAGCCCTCAGATTCTCCAGCCGCTTGAACTCATCTCCATCTTCGCCGGAATTCCACCGGGCACGGTCAATGGTCGGCTGGAGCATCTCGGCCCTACTGCGGAAATTCTCAGCAATATAGGAGTGGTTCACATCATCCACGACCAGAATCTCAGCATTGGCGGCGTTCCAGCTCTTGGCATCCATCCGGGTGCGCCAGCTTCCAGCATTCACAGCAATGGGCCAAAAGGCCGTGGCATACTTGCCCTCACTCAGCTTGCCGCTCCTGCACAGCTTGTTCAGGCAGCAGCTCTCGCCATACCAGCCGGGGTCGCCGGGTGCGTGAATCACCGCGAACAGGCCATTATCCGACTTGAAATAGCCTCCAGATACCAGCACCACATCGCCGGTCTGAATCTGCCTGCCGTTCTTATCAACCATAAAAATAAACCTCCCATGTACTCATTATTTTCTGCGGTGGCTCCCGCGACACCCTTTCGGGTGTTTCGGCTGCTGCCACGCAGCCATCATCAGGCGGGGTTGACATTATCGTAGGCCAGCTTTGCGGCCTTCAGGGTCCGGAACATCTCAATGACATCATCAATGTGCCGACCTCCTACATCACCATACACGCACCATCGCCAGCACCAACGGCCATTGATGCGAACTTCCCGTTGCCGGATGTAGCACTTACCGTCCTCACGGACGTATCTATCGGAATCCTTAAACCACCTCATTGTTCAGCCCTCCTTGTTCTCCAGCAGCTCCCAGTCGGCAGGGTCAAACTGGCTGGCCGGGTAAATGCTGCGGTCATCAGCGAGGCACATGATCTTTTTGCCATCACTGTTGACATCGCAGAACATCACGGACATGGTGCCGTCCTCCTCGTTCCAGACCTTGTTTCCCTCGTGCAGCACATCGAAACTTTTCATTTTTCTTTCCTCCAATTCAAGGCTCAGCCAAAATACTTGGCAGCAAAATCCTTTTTGCTCATAACATGAGCATCGTACACGTACTCGATTGCGTCTTCGGAATCCATATCCGCGCCATTGACAAGCTCTCTCACCTGACCGGTCAGGCTGTTCTCTCGGATGTACTGTTTCATCATTTCGATGTTCTTCATTTTTCTTTCCTCCAAAGTGTTGATTTTTTTATTAGTTGATGCTATCATTTAGCTAGTTTCTAACTACTTTTGACAATGCTATTATACTAGCTTTTCGCTAATTTGTAAATAGCTTTCCGCTAATCTCTTTGAAAAAATTTAGCTTTTTGTTAATTTTGGAGGTTCCAGATGGGTACATTTATGTTTGATAGGCTCGATTCGCTCTTAAAATCCAGCGGAATAACAAGAAAAGCTCTCTGCCAAGCCTCAGGGCATGCGGACAACTACATCAGAATGTTCGAGAAGCGCAACACAGAACCGCCAAGGGAATTTGTAAATTTTTGCGCGGAGCAGCTAGGTACGACTAGCGCATATCTATACGGAGAATCGGACACCCCAGAAAAAGAAAAAGCCCCGGCAGCAGATAGCAGCCGAGGTGTTACGGATGAAGATCTGAAGTTCGCGCTCTTCGGGGGTGGCGATGTGACGGACGCTCAGTTCGAGGAAGTCAAGAACTTCGCTCGTTTTATAAAGGAGCGGGATGCGAATGGACAGAGTAAGTGAGCTTTACGACACAGCAGAGAAAAGCGGAATAGAGGTGCTCAGCTTCCCACTGCCGGAAACAGGTAGCATCAGCATCGAGCAGGGAGGAAGATGCTATATCGGCATCGACAGCAGCCGGAAGCTGACGCAGGCAGAGGAGGCCGCCCGCCTTGGGCACGAGCTGGGCCATTGTCTATACGGAGGGTTCTATACACGCGCCACGCCTTACGATCTCATGGAGCAGCATGAGGTCAGGGCCGACCATTGGTACATACTTCACGCGATACCAGAGGGCAAGCTGATGTCACTACTCCAGCAGGGCCTTGATGCTTGGGAGATAGCAGAGGAGCTGGACACAACGGAAGAGTACGTCAGGCGGGCATACTACTTTTACAAGGACAGGAGAGGAGGTTGGCTATGCTGTGAAAAAGAGAACAGGAACCGCGACATGGAGAGAGGCTGAAGGCCGCTGGCGAATCAAAGTCCAGAAGAACGGAACGCAAAAATGCTTTTACAGCAACACGCCGGGCAGAACTGGCCAGAGGGAAGCCAACGCCAAAGCGGACGCATGGTTGGATGATAGCGTCAGGGATGGCCGAAAGAAGGTATCAACTCTATACGATGAGTGGGTGGAAGATGTGGCCCTTTCAGCCGGGACATCTTATGTGATGCAGTGCCGGAAGTATGGCGATTATTATATTCTCCCAGTGGTCGGCAACCTCAGAATCGAGGAGCTGACCGAGGGCGATCTCCAGAAGGCCATTGATATGTCGTACAAAAAGAGGTGCCTGGCAAAGCGTAAGGTTATGAAAACCAGCGACAAGCCCCTCAGCAAGAAAACACTCATGACCATCCGCTCCACCTCCAACAGCTTTCTGCGCTGGTGCCGCCGGAATAAGTACACCACCCTGAACCCTGAGTTGAGCATCCCCAAGGGGGCCAGAATGGGAAAGCGGAAGATACTCCAGCCCAACGCGCTGAGAATCCTATTTTCGGTGGATACGCGCCTCTGGCATACGAAGCGAATTTTCGATGACTATATCTACGCATATAGGTTCTCCGTGTCCACAGGGGTGCGTCCCGGGGAGCTTGTGGGCCTATGGTATGGAGACATCAAAGGGAACACTGTCAGCCTCAGGCGCAGCATCAACACGCTGGATGAGGAGACAACAGGAAAGAACGAGAACAGCGTCAGGTCTTTCGATATGTGCCAGCAGGCCAGAGAAGCATACGAGGCACAGGTACAGCTCTTGAAGGCTCAGGGCGTCCAGCTCAACTATAACACGCCGCTGTTCCAGATACCTTGTCAGAGGTCGCTTGCCCGCCGGTGGGAAAAGTATCAGGACACAAACGGCATATCGCCCAGAATCACCCTATACGAGCTGCGGCACACTTTTGTCAGCATGGAGGCCGGGCAGCTCACAGAGGGGCAGCTCAAGCTTTTGGTTGGACACAGTAAGAACATGGACACCTTTGGCGTGTATCAACACGAGATGCAGGGCCAGAGGGCAGAGCTGGCAGATGCCACCACGGAGGCCATCAAGAAGGCCCACGGGTGAGCAGTAGGCCCCAGCCCCAGACCGTGCGGGCCGGAAGAACATTGGGTGGTCGGATTGAGACCTCCACCCAAACGGCCACCCAGTTGGCCCCACTTTCGGCCCCACATATTTTTGTAAAAAATAAAAAGGGCCAGCAAATAGATGCAAGCCCTTCCAGAAAAAACGATGCGCTTTCAGTAAAAACATCTGGTTTTTACAACGTCGATGAATAAAAACAGTTGTTCGATTCCCATTGCCCGCTCCACCAAAAACCGCCTAGATTCGTCAGAATCCAGGCGGTTTTCTTGCTTCATTACCTCATTTCTTTTCCATACCATATAATAATGTCCCCTTCAAAAAAATTTTGAAGGAGGCATTATTAAACTATACAGCTCTCACCCCACTCTCTTTTTCATCCTTGCCATGAATGCATCCGCCTCGATGGCCTCAGGGGTGAAGCTGTTGTTCTTCCACCATGCGGCCAGTGCTGCACCGACGGTGAAGCCGGTGGAGATCATCTGTTCGAGCTGGGCATTGTCGATGGGCAGCAAAGGCTTGCCCGCTGCGCTGAGCAGCTGATTTGTCAGGGCGAGGCCCAGCGCTGCGGTACGGGTCAGAGTACCGGCGGAGACGGTACGGTTGGTAATGATATGTGCGTTCATAGCTTAATTCCTTTCTCTTGTATGTTCGTTTGCTTCTAAATCGGCGATGCGGTGGTTTGCCACCTTCATCTGCTCTTCCAGCACGGGGACGCGCTGGGCGAAGTTGTTGTGCGCCCGCACCTCGCGGGTCAACTCCTCAAGCTTGGTGTCTGTGACAGCCTGACTGCGGCTGTTGGCGATGAGTACGCCGATGAGGGTCACAGCCCCGGTGATGAGGGCGGCGAGAATGGTCTCCATCGGTCTCACCCCTTCCATCTGGACTTATTCGCCCGAGTATCAATATGTACCCACCCGGTCTTACGGCTGGGGTGAGCTGCATCCTTCGGGTACCGTCCGATGCCGCCGCGCCCGGAAAGCAAGGTCTCAGCGTAGGCGGCGACAGTCGCCACCGGCACACCTTCGACGTAGAAGTCCGCTGCCCGGCCCAGCAGGTGCTGGCTCGACTTGCTGCCGCCCACGGC